ACCCGCCTTATGGGCTGTGTCAAAGACTAGTTTAGACCCTTCATAGTTTATATGTTTAAAGTCGTCCTCGGTGTAGCCCTCAAACAGACATTCGGGACCTCTAAGACCAGCCAAATGTATCACTCCATCCATCCCCCGCATATCGTTTAACAGCAATTCCTTGTTGAATATATCCCTGCTGTTGGATAGATCGTAGGGCGTACACACAACCCCTAAATTAGCAAGCCTTGGAGCTAGGCTTCTCCCAATATACCCAGATGCTCCAGTCATAAGTACATTCATATTTTCTCCTTAATTGGTGTCAGTGTGCATTGAATCTGCGAGCCGTCGAAGGCTGTATTCATATGCTCACACTTCCATGGTTTAATTTGATACATCTTAAACAAACCATTTGCGGGATAATTGCAAAAATATCCCCAAATAGTTTCCTCAACAAAAAATCTTTTATGGTCGGGGTCTTTAACCGAATCGTTGTGCGGAAACTTCGGCACCTCTATGTACATGGTACCGCCACCTCTAAGCACTCTGTGGCACTCGTTCATGAGTGGTATTAGATTCCTAATATGCTCAAGTACATGCGTCGCTTTTATGTGTTCAAACTGGTTGTCGTGATAGGGAAGTTCCCCCTGCTCCATGTCAACAACTTTGACATCGGAGTTGACTGCAAACAGGTCTATATTTTCCCACTCTGGTACGGGCTGGACATCAGGACCACAACCGATGTTTAGCTTTGTAGCTTCAGTATTGTATCTCTCCATGCGGTTCTCCTTTCTTCATATAACTTAAAATAATCATCTTGTCCATAGTTTTCATTAAGTTCTAATCCTTTAGCCTCTTTTTGTAGATTCTTCCAAACATTAGACGCCCGTTCATGGTTAACTGCCGAGTATCCCGTAACTACCGCCCAATTGTTCTCATCAATAACCTTCTTGCTTTCTATCCCGCACCAAATGTCCGCAAACCTATCCAAACCAATCTTCTTACCCATCGGGGCGTAATACATATACGGAAGCATTTTGCGTTTAAAGGCTATATTCATCCCGCAGAGGGGGTAGAAAACACCTTTAGGAATACCGCCCCTATAAAAAGAAAGCGGTCTATTTCCGAGCACAAGCTGTGTCGGCGCGTCCCAATCAGCTACACCATGCCACACCCCATGGGACAACACCACCTCCGCTTCTTCCCGCACATTATATGGGATACCTCGCACATACAGGCTGGCAGTAGACATCCAGTGTAGGGGTACACGCATGTTCAGGGCGCTGATGTGGTCAGCTATGGTATCGCGGTAAGGAGTTGTGTCGTCGTCCAGCGTTACGATGTACTCGACCTCGGGTAGGTTTTGGGCGATGTATAAAAACCCTAGATTCCTGACCCCATCGTTATAGTTGTAGACTAAATCGCTTTCTAACTCCCTCACCTCGCCGTTGTGTTGAATACATGGCTTATCCCCGTCGTAAACATAGATTCTCTCCACATTGTATTTATTAAAAAGGCTACCCCACGCTTCCCCAAACCTCTGCAAGCACTCTATTCTTATTGTAGGCACAACAACAGCTATTTTGCTCATGATGGTTTTATACAATTAGCCAAAAGGCCAGTGTCCTCCCGAAGCCCAGTAATTTGAAAGCCTCCTTTGGTTTTCCTGTCAACCAGCCCTTCATAACACGCCCTCTATCCCTTCCTTTAACTTTTGATAGTAGTATTTGTAATCCCAAATAGGTGAGGTTAGAAGCTCTTTTAGTTTGGGGTTATCATCCTCCACTTCCACAGCAGTCCCGCACGCCCGCGCCTCCAGCACACTTCGCTCACCACCGCCAACCACATCACACGGGATATAAGCCACCTCACTCATGTTGTAAAGTTTAGCAACTTCCTCGGGTGGCAACTGGTCTGACACCATAACACCAACGCGTAGAAGCCCTGCAACTATCCGCATAGACTCGGCTAGGTTATTTACCTGTATTTGACCCACCGCCAGCCTATTACCAACCTTGTAACCCAACAGGTAGTGCCGTTTCCAATCGGCAAATGCGCCCACGGTGATGTATTTCCAATGTTTCTCGGTAAACATGGGCTTGAAGATATCTGTATTAACCCCAAAAGCATGGACGATGTTGAAATGATGGGCTATTTGCGGTCTGTACCACTCGGTTTCATAAAAAAGCACATCGTATCTCTCGCATCCAACGGGCTGTCTGGCGTTGCCTGCAATACACAGCCCCTTCATGGTCGACATTTCCCGCACCAGCTCGTCCACCTGACTACCAAACGCTCCCCAACCTAGAACAAAGTCAAAACCCAATGGACTTGGCGCAACCTCTTTGGAAGCCATGTTGTACTTTGTAATCTCGTAGTCGCTACCTAAAAGCTCTAGTGCCTTATAAAGCCCGTCACGCCATGTGGATTCACACTCGTTAAAATAGACAAAGAGAATCTTTTTCATGACATCTTCAGCATCCTGTTCTTTTCAAACTTGTAGTTAGTCTCGCAAACCCTAGAACAAAACCCCACTTTGCCGGGGTGCGGTAATATAACCTCTTTCCCGCATGCTGGACACTTGCTCTTAAAGTAATTCATTTCTTAGCCTTTCTGAATTTTGCCCACACTAGGTTATCCGGCATAGCCTCTAAAAACCCAATCTCACAATCATTGTCTTTCAATAGTCTGTACATGGATTCTTTGGTAAAGGCTCTGACATGACCCCGCACATGTTCGTCCACACCATCCCAATCCCAATGACCGAGATTCCCCTGTCCGTTATCAAACGACCCGTTTGGTGTGGTGATATACACCCACTCATTAGCTAGAGTTTTTAGGTGGTTTATAAAAGCCACCGGATCTACCACATGCTCAATGACCTCGAATGCTGATACTAAATCGGCTTTAACTTTGTTGAAGGTAGTGGCATCGTCGCAGAAAAACTCACACGCCAAACCAGCAGATAAAGCGCGCTCCACGGCAACCTCTATCGCCTTCTTGGTCATATCTACCCCATAAGCCTTGATACCCTTATAAGAGGCTGTGGTTACAAGACTGCCGATATAGCACGCCAAATCCAAATACGACTTGGGTTTTAGTGCATCCATTTCGGCAATCATCCAGTCGTACCGCATATACCTGCCCCTAGCGTCAGTGACCAGCTTCCTAGGCTCTATATCCTCGCAATCCGGTATCTGATCTTCCCCAGCATTGCCGTATATCTTTTTGTAGAACTCCGGATCGTAGATGTGGCGCACCATCGCGTAGGTTTTATCTTCATCCGCTTTTAGTTCTGGTAGATTAAATAACCGCAAAAGGTTAAGTGCCTTTATAGGCTCATCCATTATCAGAAGCTCCCGCCTGACAATTTGCAAGCTATCAATAAGTTTGTTCATGACCTAGCTCCTTTTGAATTTGATAGGGTAGAAAGTCTTTAGCTTCTGGTTTCTCTTTTAGAATCTCCTCGGACGCCTCTTTTACAGCATTTAGTTTAAACTCCCTGTCCCACTGTCTAGCAATAGCCGACCACGCAAATCTCCCTCTAGCCCAAATCACCATCTTAGACCGCACGCCGTCCTGCCACTTAGTATCCTTTAATGCCTCCACCAGCGCCTTCGTGTACTCCTTTTGGATAGCTGGTGTGTAAATATCGTCCTCGTCGACATTTATCTTCTTACCAAACTGCACTGTCTCTTTAAGCGCGGCGTAATCGCACACAACCGGTATCGCGCCCGCCGCCTGACACTTCATGGCTGTAATACAAGATATTTCCCCAAAGTGTGTAGGATACGCCCAAATACCCGACTTAAAAGTTTCTGCCAGCACCTCACCTTGTCCGACTCTGCCGTGGTGGGTTATGCCGTCCTGCTCCATGAGTTTGTCCATTTTAGCTTTCCACGCCATACGCTCTGGGTTGTTGTAGTAAAAGCTTTCAAACAAATTCCAGCCGTAGAATATGTGTAATTCTGCATCCTTAACTTCCTTCTTGATGTCTGGCCACATCTTCAAGAGATGTTCCAAACCTCTATCGTAGGACGATGTATAAATCATGCGGTGTGGATTCCTCTTAATGTTCCCCTTATCCAGCGTCTCAAAGTCGGTAAGGTTGATACCGTTTCCTGTAATCATGAATTTGTAGTCAGGGACTGCTGGTACATTTTGCCTGTGCCACTCTGACAGCATGAATATCCTGTCCATCTTATCCAACCGTGCTTGTGTGTACTCATTTGGATTTTGGATGTCGTGATTCCACAAAAACATCTTCTTTGCTTTCCACGGATGGTCAAAAAAGGCTACCGCCCGCCACGCAATTAAGATATTAAAGCTGTCGTGTGGGTTAAGCTTATAGTGTGGTTCGTAGGTAACACCCTCGTAGACTCCAGCGTCTTCCTGTGGGTCGCCATATACTGTCACTTTCCACCCCAGTCTGCTAAGTTCTCTTGATAGGTAAATGACCGCTTCTTCTGAACCCCCGATACCTTTAGCTAGATTCTTAGGTGACCACTTCTCAAAGCCTTTTCCGCACATAATTGCCACCTCGTCCTCACCCCACACCTTAGGGGGCGTGAAGTCCCGCCTTAAACTCATCATAACGGGTTCTTCTGCAATCTCCTGTGGTATGGCTTTAACAAGAGCTTCTACCTTATCGCTTTGGCCGTTCCTGCTCATGTATCTAGCCAAATCAACAATCTCGTGCGCCATCCTGTTGTGGACTCTAAGCATCTCCAAATGTTCGACGCGTTCTTGGAAGATTTTATCGTTGGGGAAGAACTCAGCAATTTTAACTGCCGCCGCCCACGCATCCTCCAGCTGGTTGGTGTTAACGGCAACCTGATACAAAATCTCAAGCGTTCTTACCTGCATATCTCTTGGGTTTAGCACCAGCGTTGTTTTTGGATAAGGTACATGTTGCGCCAGTAACGCCCAAAACTTAGCCCGCTTCCAGTCTTTGGCGTAAAGATAAGCAAGACCCATGTCTATGTAGAAATTAGGAAATACAGGGCTTTCAATCATAGCGTTGGCTGTGGCCTTAATGGATTTGTTAGTCCACCCGCGCTCCCTATAAATCTCGCCAAGGTATTCCCACGCCTGCGCACGCTCCTCTGCCCAACCTGATGGTGTGTTAGTTTCAGAACCATGTAGGTACTCGGTAATTAGCCTTTCCGCCTTTAACCAATTCTCGTCACCCCTCAAGTCAAAGTAGCATTTAGCAAGGTAGTACATGGTGCGTGGGTCGCGTCTGTTACCCTGTGAAGCCAGTTGTGCCTCCAGAATCTCGACATTTCTTAACATGGCCTTTTCCGCCCGCTCGTCAGTAGAGAAATGCACCACATCGCACAACCCACTGTCCGTCTTGTTGGTCTCTCTTTGCTCTATCAGCGTTTCGTGGATGGGGGCAACCCACTTATACGACCCATCGTTTCTGATAAGCCGTTCCCGTAGATGTTCGATGAGTACACTTCTGATCTTAAAGGTTTGGGGGTCGAAGTCCACTTTGTATAGATAGTTAAAAAACACAGAACCAAAGCCTTTTTCCAGCCCCTCCTCGGCAATTTGATGTAGTTTGTCGCCACCACGAAGAATATCGTCTGTATCCAACCACAAAATATACTCAAAATTCTTTGTAACCTGCTCAAAGTTGTGGTTTCTAGCTTTAGAAAAGTCCTTTTCCCATTTAATGTAGTCAATAACAGGCGTCGGATAACCTCTTTGCTCGCACAACTCTTTAATCTGAACCTCTTTATCCATCGCCTCGTTGGTTTTAGCCTCCGTCGGACCATTAAGTGTAAAAAACATACCATCCACATGGGGTGCGACAGAATAAAGGCACCTTGCGAGCATATCCATTGGCTCGGAATCTTTAATTATCATTGCTAAAGCTACTTTTGCCATAATTACAAACTTTCTGCGACACGAAATTGCGGGTATCGCTTCCAAAATTTATGAAAAAACTCCTTGTCAAACGGAAGTTCATCCGCCTTGTATATTGCTCTGATTCTGTTGTGGATGGGTTGCGGGAAGTCTACTACCGACCTTAGGGTTCTAGCCCTATTAGACCCATATCTATTAGTGCGCGTGTCTTGCTTTTCTTTAGTATCCACAATGAAAGAATCGTACTTGTTGGGGTTAGACTCCATCCACTGCTGTACCAATAAGTCCATGGTTTCCCATGGTCCGAGTTTGGCTTTCGAGTGCATAACTCTGTCCGCGAATAACGCGTCCTTTGCTTTGATTAGTTGTCCCTTTAGTTGATCCACTACTAACATGTCTTTATCTCCGCCCCGACTTCCACGGGGCTGTGGTAATTGAGTAACAGAGCTTACCTAACTCCTACAACTTAAATACCAGTCAGAACGAAGCCTGTCTGCTTGAAGTTGGCTCTTTGTGCAAGATACTCAAGCGTCATTTCGCCGATGATTTCCCCACCGGTGTAGTCACCGTCTTTGGGTCTATCCTCGGAGACAGGGCGCCTAAAGTAAGCGATTTTCCACTTATCCTCTCTAAGACCCAAAATCATAGGTCCGGGAGTGGTCGCGGAGTTAGCAACATCTTTATGAGCCATAATTCTTACAAGACCAGCATCTGATTCGTACACCTCAACTGGGCGGACAAGTTTCTTGTCGCTCGCGTCAATGTACTTGGTAGAACCAGCAGTAAAGCTGGAGATTCTCCTCTTCAGAGGCATGGTTGTAAGGATAAGGTCGCAGACGCTATCGCTTCCAACATCAGTCCAGACATCTTGAATACCATCAAGAAGCATGTCCTCTGTTAACGAAGTACCGGAATTTCTGTTGGTATAGTGGCTAGTAACAACTGCCGCGATACCAATCATAGTTCTAGCAACGCCTGAAGACCCAGAAGCAGCCGTAGAACGCAAAAGTGCGTATTCAAGGTTGTTCTTCCAAGTGCGTAGTGCCTTGCCTTTTTGGTACTGGTAAGGATCGGACATACCTGCAACAGCAACTGCTCTTTCAGTACCAGACACTTTGAATGACTGGCTGATGATGTGAGTGAAGTTACCTCTTCTGGAAGGCTGGGTTAAATCGCTGTAAGTCGTGGTCTTGCCCTCGTAAGAAGACGCAACACTCGACGGACGGCTGATATAATCCTCCGACCACTCATGGTAAGTACCCTTTGCAGTTGTCGTGCCAAGCATGGTGGATAGCGGGTTGTCATCGGGCGAAACATCGCTGATAACATCCAACAAATCCTCTCTCCTGACAGCATCGTCATATGTATGTAGACCGAATGCCATTTTCTATTCACCTCCTCCAACAATTCTATAAACCGCTACGAGAAAGCCTTTCGGCTAGGGCGTTGGAGTCTCCCCGTCTCGTTTTAAGTTGTAGGTCAGATAACTCTGATGCCGATCTTGCGGATTTCCCGCGATCGCTCCTACCTTCAGCCTCAACGGTAGCCTCTCTACTTTCCTTAGCTTCTTTGGCTTTTTTAGCACCCTCCACCTCCGCTTTCTTAGACTCGGCAGCGACTCTTGAATAGAGTTCTTGTTTAACCGATTTCGTTATTGCGTAAGGATCAGGCATCGCGACACGCCTACCCTCTAATAACGCTCGGTTATACTTAGCGAGTGCATCCATGTACTCGCCCTCTACCGCCCGCTTGAAAACCCTGTCGGTCTTGAGTTCGGGAAAGTCCCTCTCTGCCGTAACCTCTCTAATGCGAAGTTCTACCTTGTCCTCTTGCGACATGAGTAAATTCAGGTCGCGCTGTGAGACTGGTATGCTTGGCTCTTCAGGAGCCTGCTGTGCATTGAGCCGTGCTTTAAGTTCCTCGTTCTCTTTCCTCAAAGCCCGCCAGTTTTTCTCCTGCAGTGCTTCAGATGCATCACCCTCTTCGGCTTCAGCTTCAGTAGAATTATCTCCTTCGGCTTCG